GCAAGCGGCGGGCAAAAACCAACAGGAGGGGAGATCCGTGTATCAGTTTACCTGCGATATTCCTCGGTGAGAAGTCCCCCTGCAACAGGGAACGGCGCAACCTGGAATGGGCCAACCTGAAATGGCCCCGCCATACGGCTTGCAAGCATACGTCGTTGCTGTTCGCGTGCCGCTGCAACGGCTGGCGACACAACACCACCTTGCGCGGCAGTCTGTGCCGCTTCAACATTGGCCGCGGTTTGCATACGTTGCGAAACGTTTTGCGCCATCGGGCCAACCAATGGAATATTGCCGCCAACGCTACGCGTGAGAATGTTCATCAGTGTTGGTGCCGTTCCCGAACGGTTGATCAGCGGCACACCACCCGTTGCTGGCTCGCCAAACGCTGCCGTTGATGCGCGTCCAATACGCTTTAACTGGTCAACTTCTTCCTTGTTAAACAGCACTTCAAGTTTCGGCTGAATCCGTTTGAGTGCTGAATTAAATCCTGCTTGGCTGAATGCTCCAGACGTGCCAACAGCACTATCAATTAGCCATTGAATGGTTTGCGCTCTAACGTCATCCCATGCCGCTTTTGCTTGATCAACGGCTGCCTGGTCAACATTAGCGCCACGCGCTTTGGTTAACGTATCACGCAGTGCAACAACATCTTTTGTTTGGCCGCCAACAATGAATCGCTGAAAGAATTGATCCTGATTGGCCTGGCCCGCAACGATTGGCTTGAAAGGATCAAATTCACGCGCTCTGGCGGCTGACAGTCCAATGCCTTCGCGGAACTTTTGAACGGCTTGATTTGCCTCTGGTATGTTTTGCGTTACTTCCGCCATGTAAGCATCAAGTTGCCTTTTAATATCTCCCATGGCTTTAGCTGAACCAGGATTCTCACCGGCTCGTTGCGTAAGCAATTGGCGGAACTTAATCGCCTCTTCAATGCTAAACGCTCTTCCATCATCACCGCCCATCGCAAACTGTTCAATGCGCTTTTTAACAGGCGAAGGAATAACATCTTCAAAGTTATCAAGCGTGTCCTGAATCCGCATCCTGAAATCGCCAAAAGGAATTTGATCCTTTGCACCTGGTAGGCTTCGCGCTGCGTTGTATGCCGCATCAATATCAGCGCCAAGCGCGCCGAATAAACCGCTACGATCAACGCGTTGACCAATGGCACCTGTTACCGCTTCACCTGTTGCTAATGGCGTTGGCTGCGCTTGCCCGCGTAACGTTTCAAGACGTTCGCGCAACAGACGTGGTTGTTGCGTAAAAATATCAAGTAACGGCTGACCAGCACCTTCAATGGCGGCAAGATTGCGCTCCGCTGCAAACTGTCTAGGATCACGCGTTACCTGGCCTGACGTATAAGGCATACCCAACTTCTCGAAATCCTCGCGCCTAATCAGTGATTCAGGATCAAGTTTTCCAGTAACTTGTAACTGCCGCTTTGCGCCCTCGGCAAGCCGTGCTTGCGCCGTGGCAGTGAGTTGCGAAATATCGGCTTGCGGATCAAGCGTTTTGATGTAGTTGTTTATTTCAACACGCACTTGCGATGGCGACATAACTGTTGCCTGACGTGTTGCCGCTGCCGCCAAATCCTTGGTGCCTAACGCAAGACGTGATGCGCCTTTAACTATTTCAGGCGCAACCACACCGGCAACTGCGCCCGTTGCCGCTTGCGCAAGTTTTGATTCTGGCGTACCCGCTTCGCTATACATAGCGGCAGCTGGCACTGCTCCTTGTAATCCTCGCGCCGTAATACCGGCAAGCGTTAACTCTCTTCCGCCAGGTATAAGCATGGCCGGTGCGGTTGCCATGACATTACCCACCATACGAGGAATGTCTGCTGCTGGCCCCGCATCGGTACGCATACCACGTTCACCGTAAATGCTAGGTGGCTGCGCAGTTCCTATGGCGGCTTCATACATTGCCAAGTCTTTGTTGACTTGCTGTGTGTACTTTGCGGCCTCACCAGGATCAGTCGCCATCAAGTACAGTTGCTTTAAGCCCTGCCCAACATCCATAAACCCGCGGATCGTGCGCTCGCCAATCGTTGGTGATGGTGGACGCTCCATGCGTGGCGCTTCAACAGGAACCAAACGCACTTCGCGCTTCTCTTCCTCGTCAACGGGTATAAGTCGAGCCTCGGCCATGATTTTATTCCTCAACGCGGAAACGTTTTCCGTCAACAGTCACATAGTAATTACCATCAACACCTTGCGTTGCCGTTACTGGCTTGCCCTTTACCGTGACTTGCTTGGAATAAGGCTTAGGCTCCGGTATTTGATACATTGGCGCAAATTGGCTCATGCCTGGTGTGGCGAGAATTGTTTGCGCTGCATTGCGTCCACGTTTAATTGCTTCGCGGTCAACACGATCAGAAAGATCAAGTGCTTGTTTAAGCGATGCTTCGCCAACCGAAATATCGGCGTTTGATACTTTTTCGAGCAACTTAATGTCAGAATCAGACAGCACACCTTTCATCTTTGATGCGTTGTTTAATGTCCTTTGCGCTAGTTGCGGGATCAGTGTGGCGGTATTTGCAATCCTTTGATCATCTTGCATGTAACCAAGTGCCTGTGCAGCCTGACCGAGTTTAAGCCTTCCTCCGGCACCAAAACCAGTAATAACGCCTTGCTCAAGCAACGCTCTAACGCGGTTACTATTTTCAATTTGACTTGCTGCTGATTGTGCTTGTTCAACCTGTCCTGCGGCCATGGCGGCAGTAGATTTAGCCATTTCTTTGCTAAACGTCTCGCCAGTAGAGACGTTAATGTTTGTTACCGGCTTTCCTGCCTCTTTAAGTTGTTGCTGGTATCTCAAATATGCTTGTGCGGCAGGACTTGACGCATAACTTGGATCTCTAAGAATCATTTGCTCTAACGATAATTCTTTCGGAGCAAATGGCGCTGATGCAATTACATTTCCTGTTGGCCCAATTGCCTGTGATCCAGGTGAAAGCACTGTTGGCTTTTGGACTTCGCCAATGTTTTGCGCGAGATCCGTTAAAGCCTTGGCTTGTGCCGCGCCACCCGGTTCAAGCGCAAGCTCAGACGCTACATTGCGCAATAGGTTGGCCCTCATTCGCTGTTGAGCATCTTCAGGGATTGGCCTTCCGAGAATCTCTGCGGCTTGTTGTGTTGGGCCGCCGCCACCAGCAAGCGCCATGGTTGGCGTTACTTCGGTTGGCAAGCCTTGCAATCGCTGGCGTAAAGCCGCCATCCTTTGTTGCATAGCTTGCTGCTCTGTCATCTTGCGCTGTTGCTCAGAAAGTTGCGCATTCAACATCATCCGTTGCAAGCCTTGTTGCTGCGCGCCTTGATAGCCCGCTTGCCCCGCTTGCAATGCTGCACCTAGCGATTGCCCAAGGCTTGTTGGCGTTCTTGAAGGGCCGCCAGCTTGCAATAGGGCCGCCGCTGCTTGCAGGGCGGCATTCCTTCCTGCTTGCGCTTCAAGCCCTGGCGCTTGTGCTTTAAGTAGTTTTGACAGCGGATCATCTTCGGCTCCTCCGCCAAACAGTAATCCGCCAAGGTTTGCTAGGTTGAAACTTGTTGCCATGATTTACCTCAACAATCCAAGCAAGCCACCGGCAATTGCGCCGTATGGCCCTGTGAACCCAAGCAATGGGCCGAGTTGCGATCCAGCAAGCGCACCGCCTAGTACTGACGCGCCCGTGTTTTGAAAGTACGGTGATGTTTGTTGCGTGCCAAGATTGGTTTGACCAAGACCTTGCTGAAGGATCTGCAACTGCTGCAACGGGTAATTTTGTTGGCGCATGAAATCTTGGTACGCCAAATCTAAATTGGCTTGATTCATGGCTTGTTGCTGTGCGCCAACACCTTGTAATCCTGCTGCGGCTTGTTGTCGTAAACCAATGTCTTGCGCACCGAGCGCGGCGGCCTGTCCAAACCCTTGCTGCGCAAGTTGTGCCGCGGCCTGCGCGCCTGTTTGCAATGCGGATTGCTGTTGCAGTGCCTCTTGCACTGCTTGGCGAGTTCCGCCATACGCGCCAGCCTTTGCCGCGGCAGCGCGTGACTGTTGCTGTTGCATCAGTCGTTGCGTTTCAATGTTGCCGAGCGTGTTTTGGATAACTTGCTGGTTATAAGGATTGTAAAAGTTAGCCATGGATTCGCCAAGACTTAGAGGCGATTCTCTTATGGCGGCCATTGCTTCTTGCTGCGGTTGCGTGAATCCCGCGATCCGTGGCCCGCCATAGGCTTGATAAGGTTGCTGCGCTACTTGTTGCGCGAACGCATAGTTTTGTAGTGCTGCTTGCTTGTACTCTGGATCTGGTTCGATCCTTGTGGTGGTAGTTCCGCTTGCACCGCCGCCTTTACTCATGGTGATAACTCCTTGGACATGACAGTCCACTTTTCTTGATAACCTTCGTCCGCCAGAAATGATTTGATCCATCCGCGCCGACCCGCTAGCGTGACGCGATTACATCCTATGGATAACGCCCACTTCTCGATAACGGGGCGCATTGCGGCGAGTTCTTCGATGTTTCCGCCAGCAAGGAAGTAGTGACATGCCTTGCTTCGCGGATAAACTTGAATCTCAGTAATGACAGCGGATTGCGAACCGGGCCAAAACTGCATTTGCTTGTTTGTCACGGCCTTTGCAATATCTTCAATGGTATGCGTTTGTCCAGCGTGAAGCAATGCCGCCTCAAGGTAAGGCTTGCATCGCTCCCAGTGCTGAAGGTCAAACTTTGTCATTGAATGGAAAGCAATCCATTGTTTGCGGCTTGTGGCGTGAAATTGGATAAAAGACCTTGCAGCGGCGTTCCACTACCAAGTTGCCCAAGATAGTAGTTATATGGCTGCAAAGTCATATTCTGTGCGGCCTGGTTGTAGCTTGAAAATAGCTGCGCTTCTGGTGATGCGCTAATCGACTGGCGAATATCTGACAGCGGAACGCCTTTGTTGTACTCGCCAAGCCAGTAGCCGTAATCGGCTTGCGTTGGCATCCTTCCAAGCGACATTCGGTAAGTGCGATTTAGCAACGCTTCGGGTGATGTGGCGATTGATTCCTGAATAGCGCCAGCATCAATACCTTTGGCGAGTTCACCGCCCCAGTAATTCAGATCGGCTTGCGTTGGTGCGCGCCCAAGTAAACCTTGGTACCAACCCGTCACTTGTTGATCGTAAGGATTGACAACGGGTTGCGTCGGAACATTCAAAAGGCTATCCGTTACCGACCCGCCGGGTAGTAAAGTGGAACGATCATCAATGAAATTATCCTTGCCCATTTCGAGCAAACCCGTGTTGCCGCCAGTAGTGGTTGATGTGCTTGTTCCGCCAGTGGTTACAAGTTGTTGATTAATTGCGCCTTGGTCAACAGATTGCTTAATGTCCTGCCCTACTTTTACCGTGTCTTTGGCTGCATCCTTTACATTCTGATCGTTAATTTGTTTGCTCTGATCGCTTGGCTGCGTCTCGGCTGGCTCAACGGCTGGCCGCCACTTCTCACCGGATGGCAATGTGTAGGGCGTCACTTTGCCCGTGTTGGTGAACAGTAAACCTTCAGGCCCGAAACCGTAACGGGTGTAATCGCCAGCATATGGCGTATAAGTGCGTTCCGCCAATCCCGTTGAAGTAATGCCTTGCGTTGTACGTTTAGCGCCTACTTGACGCGCTGCGTTAATGTCAATCTCTGGTTGCGCTGAACGCAGAAACTCGCTGCGCAGTTTCTCTGGGCTTGCTAATTCGTTTTGCGCCCAATCCCAGTATGCTGTTTCATTGGGTTGCGGTGCGCGCCCCAAGACTGACGTGTAAAGCTCAGGTATCGCGTCACGCAAAAACGCGCTGCGCAACTGTGCTGGCGTCCACTTTTCGTTGTTGGCGGACATGAGCCACCAGTTCACCTCATCGTCACGCGGCGCTCTGTTGAGTGCTTGCTGGTACAAAGCCTGTATGTCTTGTTTCGTTGCCATGTTTACCTCTAAATCGACGTTGCACTGATGACGCCAGAATTATTAACCGTGATGCTATACCGCGTTCCGTTTGGCGAGCGAAGGATCAACCGCATACCCTCCACAAACTCAACGTCTTGTAACTTCTTTAAGTTCAACGCATCAGCACTTTCCAAAGCGCGGTTGCGTTCACGCTCAAGCGGTTGCGAATAAGTATTTGGCGGCGTCGGTAATCTCATCGCCCGCTACCTGGTACAGCGTCCAAACGGATCGTGCCAACACGCCAATCAGCATCAGCATTACCAACCACGCGCATTGCTACTTGGCGGCCTGTGAACCGTGCATTCGTGTACGGCTGCATGGTATAGGGGCCATAAGTTGTGCTTGATGATTCTGGCGTTGGTTTCGTGTAAAACGTTAACTTCACTTGACCTTGTGACTTTTCATCCGGCAATATTTGCCGCACTGCCATGAACCGATCACCCGTTGACAGTTCAACCGGGCCTGATTCCGCGTAACGCGTGGACGTGATAGGGGTTCCGTTATCCGTCCATCCGTTTTCGTGCTCGTACAGATAGCCGTCCGTGCCAACCGCCAAAGGATTTGTGAATACGCCTGAATCCGTCCAGCATGTGCGGGCTAACGCGCCAATCGCCCAATGGTTCTCGCGGTAATTCCAAATGATGTACCGATCACACTCATTGCTATCGGCTGACGGGTAAAACCACCACACTTCGCCAAACGCTGAATTGTGGCCTGAGTAAATCTTCGCCACTTGATCAAGGTTGATGTCCGTAAACACATAATCGCCAACTGAGCAAGGTAACGGTTGCAGCTGGCCGTTAAATAGGAAAAACGATTTGTCGCTCATCCATACCGCACCACCCTCAATCACGGCAACGGCTTGCGGGCCAATCAAACCGCAAAACGAACCAACCTTTTCCTGACCATAAACCAATGGCGGCCCAAGGTAGTTCATAACATGGGCATCAGTCTCGGTAAGGATCAAGACCTGTCCGCGAACGCGCTTTGCCGCCAAGATGCGGCCGTTAGTCTGTAACTCTAACGCGCCCGCGGTATTCGTTCCTGATGGCGTCCAAACCGTGTTGTCCTCTTGATCTGACCATTGCACTAAACGCGGGTTACCGCCAGCGCCAAGGGCAAACAGATAACGCTCTGGCGTGACAATGAGCGCAGTGTTATCGGTTGGCGCGTTTGTGATGACAGCGGCAAGCGATCCAACGTTGTTTTGCCACTCGTAAAGTTTTCCGTCTGAATTGGCACACGCCACAAGATACTCGCCCCAGTTATCAAGCGACCAGGTTGTGGCATCGAGTTCCGCGCCAACGCTTCGCTTCGTTCCGTAAGTGGATGCGCCGTAATTGGCTGCACCGTAACCGTAACCCGTAAACGATGATGATCTTCCAGTAATATAACCAGATGGCGTGATGTTGTAAAAGTTGCCGCCATTCCAAACGTAAAGTCTGGAGTGCGTTCCCACGGCAAGCCAACGGTCATAATCGTTATCCCGCCAACTGAACATGCCACGCGCCGAACCTGTAAACGTATCGCCTGACGCTTTCACCCACCCGCCAACAGGCCGCATGGTTCCCTCGTACCACCGAACCAGATTGGCGTCCCAATACCTACCCGCGGCCTGGTAATTGGTGCCGTTCCGGTATACGCCTGGTGGTATTTTGAGTGGTGCAAGCATGTTTATCTCATCATAAGTGCTTCAGCTTCACGCCTACGCGTTAAACCACGCATCACACGTCCGCGTGCCTTGTTCCACTTCACGCACTCCTCGCGCGCACCTGCCCAATCGCCTGCGTCGATGCGTCGCTTAAACGTTGAGATCCGATAGTTCCCTAACCCGCAATTGTATGCCCACGACAGGACAGCTGCGAATCGGCGTGGCGCGGCGGAAACAAGCCTCGGTGATAGTTTGATGAGTCCTGTGGCAAAGTGAATTAGGTGAGCCTCTAAGCGTTTCTCGCATTCCGCCATCGACCAAACAGTTGTTGGCGTTACGTCTGGGCCTGTTGTCCCGAACCCTATCGTGTAAGGATCGCCATTGGAACCGGGATCGGGATACGCGGCAACCATACCGTTTGGCAATACCTTAGCGCAGCCCTCAAACGGAACCACCAGTAAGTCTTTGGCGATCTTGATTGCCTCTTTCATTGTTTCTGGTACTTCTCAATGGATCGGCCAACAAACCAGAATGACACGCACATCGTGAAAAGGCCAAAGTCATCCGAGTCCCATGATTGGTTTAACACGTCCTGCCAACTCGCTTGCGATTCAAACGCTAGATAGATGGCGGCAACCTTCACGGCTGCGTACATAAAGAAAAGCGACCAGGTGATACCGGGACGGACTAGCGCGGATATAGCCGCCACGAACCATCCAGCTGACTTGGCGGTTTCGGCTTGCTCTTCAAATGCGGCCTTGATCGTATCAAGTTGCGCAATGGAATGGTCAACGTACTTCTCTTCCATCTTGAACTGACCGCGCATCTTCTCCAAATCGGTTTGGAGTTGAAACATATTCAGTTCGTGCTGCCGTTCGTTCTTTTTATCCATGAACTTTAAGATCTCTGGCGCAAGCCTGAATAGGCCGCCAAAGATCGAGCCAAGAAGCCCACCGGATAACAGGTCAAACATATCAGTGCAACTTAAACGTCGTATTGATCAGCAGCAGGATAATGGCTCCTGCGCTTGCGATAAGGATTTGCTCCAAACGCTTTAAGCGGGCGTTGATGCCCGCGTAACGTTCAGCGCAGACTGCTTCATGCGTTGACAATTTAGCCTCCACGTCTTTAGCGTTTGGTTCCACGGTTTACGCTCCAAGCGAATCGCCGCCTATCGAATCAGCGGCAATGATTTCAACAGTTACAACCTCATCCACCGTTGTTGCATATTTACCCTCAACCCATGTCTTATCCGAGTGGTTCCAGTTCCACTGGTAACCTGCCCTGTCTGCTGGCTTTGGTGGCCGTACAACCCATTCATGAGACCACCAGATAACTTCCATACCTTCAGGGCGGTCCGGTGCATCAGGCACTTGTACCCAACCCTCTGTGCCGTCAGTCTCAGGCTTGGGTATTGATCCGTTTTTACTGTAGAGCATGTTTTACCTCACTGGACTGGGAAGGGTGCTGTTGGAAGCACTGTCATGTCTCTGGCGACACCTCTGGTCACACGCACATCATCTATATAACCGTTAAAGTTGGATGTGCCTGCGACTGACATTCCTAAATGCAAAAATGTTCCAGAACTTGGCGTAGCTAGTGCTGATGATGACGTTGAAGTTGTCCCTGCTGTTGTGTTTAAGTAAGGGGTAAACGTATTCCCGCTGCGCACTAAAGCAACCCTGTACCACTGACCAGTCGATATGCTTCCCACCGACACACCGGAAGCAATGTCATAGCTTGATCCGTTTGAACTCAGGTAATAATTCAGCGATCCTGTTGAAAGTACATAAAAGGTCAATACGTTTGTTGTTCCTGTTACGTTAAGCACCGCTTGATCAGCAGCCACACTATTAAACCTAACCCAAAACTCAACAGTGAATGCACCGCTACCAAAGGTAAATAGATTCCCTGCTGGAGCCTTAATCCCTGTATTGGATGTCCCATCAAAACTAATACTCCCACCACCAAATTTACTTACGCTTGTGCTGATCTGAGCATTCCCAACAGTCTCCAAGACATTCTTGGCAGTGGCATCGACAACGCCAGCGTTGGTGAAGTTGAGGAGTAGGGATGTGTTGGTGATTGCTGTTGGTGGGGATGTGGGAACAGTCAGCGTTGTCTGTGTGGGGTCGTAGACTGCACTGCCTTTTACGACACGAAGCCCACTCATGTTTCCGGTTAGGTAAAAATTAGCTGTGTCAAACCCACCGATCTTCAGAGGCCCGTTTACCGTCCAATTTGTTGAATCCTGTCCGTTCGCAACTCTTGAGCCATTAAGAAAAATGGATGTTTGATTTGCACCTGTTCCAGAACGAACCGCAACAACATGATTCCACTGACCAGAAATAAGGCTTGTGTTAGCTGATAAGACAGAACCCACCAATCTTCTTGCAATTTGCAGTCCACCAGAAGCGGTAATGTCGTTGATGAATAGGAACCCGCCAGATGCGTCATTGTTGATGAATTGAGGGGCATGAGTGCTGGATACAGGGGCCGTCAGATAAACCCATAACTCAACGGTATATGGGTCTGTACCAAATGCACAAGCTGAAATGTTGCCGCCGTTTAGTTGATCTCCATTCCCATCAAAGTACCCGCTACCACCCACTGCTGATGCTGAGTAGGACTGTGTAGGGGCGAAGGGGGAGAAGGGGGTTACGGAGGGTGAGCCGTTAGCAGTAATGGTTAATGGGCTAGAGCTGTTATCTATAAAGCGGTTAGATTGGCAAGTGAGAAGCGATGTGTTGGTGATTGCCGTTAATGGTACTGTTGATGGTGTAAAGGCTCCTGTATACACGGCAGTTCCGTTGACTACACGAACATTTGAAACGTAGCCTGGAAAATAAAGAGGACTTGCGGCTGAATATCTGGCTATGGTTGCAGCATTAACAGTGCTAGGTGTAAATGTATGTGAACCAGCAACCGTACCGTTTACATAACCGGTTGTTGTTCCACCACTACGCACCACTGCGATATGTGTCCATGAGTTAATCGGAACGGTCAAATTACTAAATGCTGATTGGCCGGTGCTTCCGTCCGTAACAGTTAGATAATTTGAAGCATCAATGTAAACGATAACACCGCTATTGCCTCCAGCATTGAGAAAAATAATACTTTGGAGAGCACTGCCAGAAGTTCTATAAATCCATGCTTCAATA